CGTTCATCTGCTTTTGTGGTTCAGCGAGATGGGGGAAGGACAGACGGACGTTCGACAAGAAAATGATTTCAGACATGACAATTACCTTTCAATGATTACAAGAGCCAAGCGGGAAGCTCGGCGGGGGTTTCCACTGCACTGAACAACGGTGCAGCGTTCGTGACAACCGCAGGACGGTTATCAGACTCAGGGGCCACAGTCAGCTTGCCAGCCAACTTGGACACATACTCTTGGTCCATGCGCTTCAACTGGCGCTCGGTCAGTGTGACCTTTGTGCCATCGCGCTTCTCCCACGTCAGCTTCTCAGCCTTGGCAGGAGTGACGAGTTTGGTTTCGTAGATCGCAGTCTTGGGGATGCCCATCTTGACCAGCTTCTCGGCCATTTCGGCTTCAGGCAGCGCCCATGCACGGGAGCCACGACCATTGACCAGCTTCAGGCCGGGGATGGTCTGACCAGCTTGTAGGCGGCGCAGGGCTTCGGCTTCAACACCTTCGAGGAGTTGGCGCATCAGGGGAGCAGCTTCCATGATCTGACGGATCTGGGCATCGTCCATCGAGGATGGATCTTTGTCGGCACTTTGCTGTGCGACATCGAGGGTTTGCGTTACGACAGGCTGGAACATGATCCCGACCTCCTTCATTACGTTACTTGCCAGAGCAGAGCAGGAACCCTTGGCACGGCAGAATTTACATTGACTTTCACCCGGTACAAGCGGCGCATCTGGTTTGTCAGTTGCAGCAGCTTGAGCGATGATTGTACCCATGTTGTCGAGCAAAGACTTCACGGTGACATCGTGCGATGTGATTGCAGGCATCCCACGCAGCGCCAGCTTGGGCTGGATGATGGTCATCTTCACGTAGTCGAATGGATAGGCACCGTTAACGGGCAGCTTGTAGCCTGCCAGCACACCGTAGGCGTACTGTTCAAGCTGCATGTTGCCTTCGGCGCTAACGATACCCATGCCATCCTTGTAGTCAATCAACTCAAGCGTGTTGCCTGCAAGAATCTGCACGTCCACAGTACCCGACAGGTCGGAGCGACCCAACAAGAACGCAGGATCAACCTTACTTTCACTGACGACTTTGCAAATGCCATCCAGCGATGCGTGCATGATGTAGTCGTAAGCAACCTTGACACGTTCGGCACGATCTTGATGAACCACAAATTCACCCTCGTGGTCTTCAAACTTGGCACCGACTTGCGTCATCGGGTCAATGAAGCGGTCGTTTTGAATGCAGTACTCAAGCAGCGTGTGCGAGTGTGTGCCATCGGCAGCAGCGGGGCCGCTACCGGTGTCAGGGTACTTGGCCTCCTCTCGAATGCTGCCGGGGCACAAGGCCCAGCGGCTGCGCTTCGAGGGGGACAGCATGGCGTGGGTGCTCATTTTGTAGGCTCCATGTACGCAAGTGTTGCAAACTCAGGAGGGTCCAAATCATTCACTGTTGCGACAATTTGCTGTACAAATGTTGGACGATTGTTCATTACCCAATCGTAATTTAGGCGTTGCACATATACATCGCGTGTGTCTTTGTAGTCGTTACCCAAAAAACGGATACTGACTTCAATATGCTTGTGATCGCTCACTTCAGTGCCTCAACGCCAGTGAACAGAGCGCCGTAGTGCTCAGGCTTCACATCGTTGATGTTCTGGTAGCCCATGCCAGTCAAGACGCCTTGGATCAGGGCACCCTTTTGCGGGCCGAGTGCTTTGTAGGCACCCATCACATAGTCAATCAGACCCTTGCCGTCAGAGAACGGTGCGCCAGTGGGAGCAGGTGCGGCCACAGGTGCAGTGAATGCGGGAGGCGCTGGCATGACAGGAGCAGCGGCCACAGGTGCTGGTGTGTCCACGACAGACACGGCAACGGGGGCAGCTTGTACCACAGGGGCCGGTGCTGGTGCAACAGGTGCGGGTGCTGCTACATTGCTGGACTCCAGCTTCGCAGTCAGGGCAACCACGGCAGCGGTCAGGGCTTCAATCTTGAGTTCGAGTGACATAAAGTTTCTCCAGTTTACGGATTACAGGGGGTTGGATTGTGAGGCGGTCTTCTACGAAAGCCTCGACGATTTCACGGTGCACTTCGCTCGGTTTCCCGATCTTCTGTGCCTTGTCATGAAACTTGGTGCGCGTCTTGTCTGTCACTCGGACAGTCATAAACGCTGATTTGGGTTGGTTGGTGTGCATGAAAATTTCCTTAACCGTTGACGCAGTGTAGCAGACTTGTGCTACGATTGTGCAACAGTTTTGAAAAATTATTTTCAGGCAAAGAAAAACCCCGTAGTCTTGTGAACTACGGGGCTTAAAGGAGAAACTCCATGAACAAAGCGTCGGCAACTGCAATCACCAACGGGTCCATTTTATGACAGCACCGCAGACTGTGCAATCTCATCCGGCATCGGTCGATGCTTACATCAGACACGGCTGGAGCCTTGTGCCCATCCCAGCCAACACCAAGGGGCCACGCACACCGGGGTGGAACCTGCGAGAGAACGCCCTGAAGGCCCAAGGCGACCTCCCACCGGGCTACGGCATCGGCTTGGCCCATGCGTACAGCGGCACGATGGCTTTGGACATCGACAACTGGACCGTGACCACCAGCCTGCTGGCAGACCACGGCCTTGACCTTGATGCCCTTTATGCTGCACCCGATGCTGTGGTCATCAACTCAGGCAAGCCCGGACACGGCAAGCTGCTTTACGCGATGCCCTTCGGCGCTGCGCTACCCTCAAAGAAGATCATGCACGGGGGCATCACGGCATACGAGTTGCGGTGCGCTACCGTGAGCGGTCTGACGGTGCAAGACGTTCTGCCACCGTCCATACACCCCGAGACACTTCAGCCCTACCACTGGGCAGGTCACGGCCACTGGACCCGTCTACCCATCATCCCGCAGGGTCTGCTGGACCTGTGGGGCGGTCTGCTGGCGCAGGACAAAGAGCGCACCATCGCCACGGACGGCACGATTGACGCATCGTGGGAGGAGATCAGGCAAGCACTCGATGCAGTCCCTGCTGAGTGCACCCGTGACGAGTGGGTGGGCATCGGCATGGCGCTGCACTGGGCAGGTACACAGACCGACCAGCTTGAGCAGGCTCTGGCCCTGTGGAACGAATGGAGTGCTACCGCACAGACCAAGTACCCCGGAGAGCGTGAGATTCTCACCCAGTGGATCAGCTTCAAGCCTGACAAGGCCACGGCTGTCAAGTTGGGGACACTCTTTCACATTGCCAAGTCACACGGATGGACCAGACCCATGCCCGATGCGTCCGAGTTGTTCAGCGCCGTGGAGGCTCCCACGGTCACACCCGAGCAGTTGCTTGACGGGTTTCGCATCAGCGCACCCGATGTGAACATGGACCTTTTTCCCGCAGTGCTGCGAGATCGTGCGCTGCAAATAGGAAGTGAGATGGGTAGCGACCCTTTGGTCCCTTTGTTCGCTGGGTTGGCCGCTGTCTGCGGGGCCATTGACGCACGGTCAAGGCTGGAACTCATGCCCCGGTATCAGGTGCCCCCAGTGCTTTGGGTCATGACGATTGGTAAGCCGTCCCTCAAGAAGTCCCCAGCGTCTAAGCCCATGTTCACCACGCTGCGTTATCTGGAGATGGAGGACGGCCCAAGGTACAGCAAGGCAGCACTCGACTGGGAGGGCAAGGAAGCGGCATACAACAGCGCCAAAAAGTCATTCCTTGAGTGGTCAGCCAGCCCTGACGCTATGCTGGGTGGTGATCTGGCCCCATCAGTGCCCGATCTGGCCCAGCGACCAGCACCGCTGAAGATTGTCACCTCTGACGTGACCAGCCAGAAGCTGGTGCGTGACGCTGCTGACAACCCTCGCGGGATGCTGTGTGTGCTGGACGAGATGAATGGCTGGATCGGCAAGATGACCGACAGGTCAAGCGGGGACGACCGGTCAGCATGGGTCGTGGCCTATGAGGCCGACTACTACAAGATGGACCGGGTGGGCGCTGGGTCTATCCTTGCCGAGAACTTCGCCGTGGGCATCTACGGAAACGTGCAGCCGCAGGTGTTCCGGGAGAACAGCCGGTCACTGGCCGCTGACGGCCTGCTCCAGCGGTTCATCCCCGTGATGCTGCGTGATCGTAACTGGGGCGTGGGCCAGCCCCTGCCCGACTTCATGGTCAACACATCGGCGTGGGACAGCGTGATGCGTTTGGCATACAGTCTGCCAGCGCAGGTGTACAAGTTATCCCCCGAGGCGTTCGCCATTTACCGGGAATTCCAATACTGGTACAACGAGAAGATGCAAGACGAGGTGCTGCTACACAGTGGCCCCGTGTTCATGACAGCCTTCGGTAAGCTAGAGGGCACAGTGGGCAGGCTCATGCTGCTCTGGCACGTTATCGAGTCACCGTTTGGCACTCTGGTGTCGGGCGATGTGGCCCAGCGGGTTGTCGAGTTTGCAAAAACCTATCTTGTTCCGGCTTATCGGTATGCGTTCGATGAGGGCATGGGCCGTGAGTTTGACAAGTGGCTGACCGAGCACATTGTCCAGCACGCCACGCAGGGCAAGATCACCCTATCCGAGATCAAAAAATCAGCCCGTAGGCAGTGGCCCGACAGTCTGAGCGACTGGGCCAAGGATCAACTGGTCATGGACACAATGGGCGACTTGGAGCAAGCCCGATATGTGATCCGAACCGATGACGGGTCCAAGGTGCATAGGCACATAGCAGAGTGGGCCATCAACCCGGCCATCCTGACCACGTTTGGAGAGCAGCGCAAGGCCATTCTGAGGGCCAAGCAGCGCCAACGTGACGAGATTTACGCACTGTCGCCCAAAGAGCGCAAACTGGTTAAGGGGTACACCCCGGACATGGACGAATGAAAAAGGGGACCACTGGTCCCCTTTTTTTGATTTACCTAGCTGGTAAAGAATTTCCGCCAACACTGGGCGCATATCCAGCGAGTGGGGGACATCTGCACCCCACCCTCGGGCAGTCGGGGTCGGTTGCAGTCATTGCAGTGGGTCAACGGTTTTCTCCTTGAGCGTGGCCCATGCCACTTGTGCACATCGGGCGCACTGGTAATGGTATCGGGTGCGGTGTGGCGATGGGGTCAACAGCCAGCGGTGTTTACATTGGGTCATGTGTTCTTCTCCTTGAGTTTGGCTTCGACTGCCGCCATTCGGCTTGATGTGGTCATCGCGCCTGTCATGATTTCCATATGTTCTTCGTGAGTCAGCCCAACCCATTGCCGCTGTGCTGCGGGTGGGGTTGTGTAGAGCAGCGCTCCATCTGGCAGGCTGTCCACCAGCAAATCACCCCAGCCGTCACTATCCCAACGAACCACAGGCCCCTGCAAAGGGGCTGCGGGATGGGCGGTGTAGACCGCCGTGATTGATTTTGCGGTGTCTCGGTAGACGCCAGAAAGCGTCTTGCTGAACTGCCATTCAAACGGTCCAGATGCCGCGTGCTGAGACAAGTACCCAAAGGGCTCCTGCACAGGTGCTGGCTGTGCGGGTGGGGTGGCGGTAAGCGGTGGAATTGGCATCCAGTGTGATGGTGTCCATTTAAAGCCGTCGCCCATCCACACGTCATATCCAACACGGTCGTAGTCTTTGTGCAAAAAGAACACGCGCACACCGGGCGGCGGCATCTGCACCTTGCAATCAATCCACGCCACCGGCTCCTGCACAGGCGCTGGCTGGTAAATGTCTTCAAGCGGTATCGGTTTAGCCATCAGCTTCTCGCCATCCCACCAGACCTTTGACACCTGAGTGCCACCAGCTGGCTCATAGTCCAACCCCAACTCTCTGGCGTTTTCTGCCATTTTGTCGAGGGCACGGGCTTGCTTGATGGCGGTGATGGCTTTGTCAACCAGCTTCTCGTCATGCCACTGGTTGCCCCCGTCTGTTATGTGACCTGCGCCACAAGATTCCAACGCCTCCAGCGCCAAGTCGAGTGCTTCGTCTTTGGTCATGGTTTCTCCTTTTTGGTTCGGGATTTCTTCACTTGAACAGATTCCGATGGCATAAACGACCCGTGCAGGGCAGGGGCCATAGCTTCCACCATGCCAAGCACATCGAGCAGACGGGCCACGGCAGCGCCCGGCTCACGTTCGCCCGTGATCCACTTACGAACGGTGAACACAGGCACACCCAGATACTCAGCGCCCCGGGTGTCGTCAAGGTGCAAGCGTTCGAGGGTGTGCCTGACCCGTTCGGCCAGTGACCCAGCGAGGGGGATTTTCAAGGGTTTGAGGGGGGTTTCGGTCATGGGTGGGGGTGTCCTATGGTTAAAGGTCCAAAAAGCGTTCTATGAGGGGAATGGCTACAGCCACCCCCAGTGCAATGAGGATGGCGGTTATCAATCGGTGCCCCCGTATGCGCGCTCACGCTTTGCAACGTACAGGTCGGTTTGGCACTGTTCGAGTTCCTCGGTAAGCGACTCATTGAGCGCCTCGAGTTCTGCGATACGGGCGAACAGTTGCGCCGCCATCGTGAAGCCTTCGGTGTATGCGATGCGCTCCGCCTCATTGGCGGGAAGGGTTAAGAGGTCAAAAGGCATGGTTTTTCTCCAGTTGGTTAATTTGGAATTCGAGGTTCTGACGTTTGCGCCAAGCCTGATCCTCGGCTTGGGTGTCGCTTGGGCAGTTGCGCACCTGACTGGGTGACAGCCGGTAGCGTTCGCAGTCTTTGACAGCCAGCGCCAATTGGGCGCGAAGCTGTTCAAGGGTGTCAGAATGCGGCATAAACGAATGTGCCAGGCAAGGATTCGCCCACCAGTGTGGTGTTGTCCTCCAAGTACTGACGAACGGCGTCAATTTTGTCGTCTTCGTATTCGCATTCGTCCAAATCAATGGAGTAATTCGCGGCCACGTCTTCCCAGTGGTTTTCGTCATAGTCGCAACAAATAGCGATAACATCCAACTCGATTTCTTGCCCGGTTTCTTCTTCGTACAACTCGAAGTGGTTGAACAGCATTTCCAAGCCTTCAGGCGTGTAGCTGCTATCGCGGTCATAACGGCGGAAGGCATCGCGGAAGTCGGAGAAGTCGATTGAGATTTTCATGATGATTGATCCTTTAACGGGTTACGGGTTACAAGGTGGGCGAGATGCACACCCCAAAGCCCTGAACGGGCTTTAGGCTGGGTTATCAATAGAACAGAGCATCGAGGCCATGCAGCACCAGTGCGCACAGTGCCAAGCCGATAAGCACGGCGGTACAAATGTCGAGGATGGTTTCTTTGGTTTCGCGGTTCATGGTGTCTTACCTTTACAGTGATTTAGCGTTACGGGTTGCACGAATGGCGGCATTGAGTTGTTGCAAGTATTGAAGCGCCGGGATTGCCTCATACAAGCGAGTGTTGACAGCCTTAGCGGTGTTTTCGTTGAATGTCTCAAACACTGCTTCGCGGGTTGCTTTGTTGATGATGATCCAAGATGCGGTTTTCATACGTTCACCGCCTTTGCAAAGTTAGGCTTTGTACCGGGAACGAATCCGGCAATGCGGAACGATTGGAAGCCATGGGCGCTTGCAGCTTGCTTGACTCGTTCGATGTTTTCTTGTGCTTTGTCTGTCACTTGGAAGCAAGCTAACAGATCCTCCATGTAATCGCGGGTTTCGCCTTGCTTTAAGCCGTAGATCAAGATTTCTTGTTTCATGGTGTCTTACCTTTACTGTTACATGCCGATGTTGGCATGGGATGAATTCTAACCCATTGGGTGTGCTTGTCAATAGCATACATGAAAAAAGTCTCTAGGTGCTTTCCCTACCCATTGGGTAAGGCTTACTTGGTGCTCATGTGTACCGGTGACAAAAATGCCTTTGTAAAGGGTATAGGGAAAAGGACAATTGCTTAATCCTTGTGCAATTTAAAAAGGTAGCTTTTTTAAGCATCGCACGCGCGAAGGGCTTTTTGTCATAGGTTGCCTGAACCAAGCCCTTTTTCCCCCATTGGGTCATGACTTCGGGGAATTCCCTCACACATTGGGTCATGACCTTTGGCCCATTGGGTTTGCCCCTGAATCCATGCCCCATTGGGTTATTTACCCCATTGGGTAGCTGTTCCCATTGGGTGACTGGTGCGTCATGGTGCTGACCCATTGGGTGCAGGGGTGCATTTGAATCCGGGGGGAGGGGGTAGGGCCGAGCGCCCGGTGGTCACGGCTACGTAGGCACCACAGAAACCGTGAAAATTTTTTCAAAAATCAGAAACCCAATGGGTACACTACCCCCATAGCACCACCGTTGCACATCTCCACCACCCGTGATAGGATCAGTACCACTATGAAACAAGACACCAACTCGTTCGTAGGCACGGTTGTCACCGATGAATCATCGCTACCCAATTGGCTGTCCGTGCCAGATGCAACACCCCCGAATGCACCAAATACCCAAAGTGCTTCCAAGGTGGCGCGGGAGCTATTGCACCTTCAATACGAGAACATGTTCGAGAACTTCATCGAACAGGTCTACCGTGGACGCTCACTCAAGTCCCTTGTCGAGGATGACCCACGACTCGTGAGCTACGAGGACTTCCTGCGCTGGATCAAGCGGGATGCCACTCGTCATGAACGGTTCAAAGAAGCGCAGGAGATGCGCACTGAGTTTCTTGCGGGAGAGATCCTAGAGATTGCCGATGGAGCCGAGGCCGTTGACCCAGCATCGAACGATACGGTCAACAGGGACAAGTTGCGCATCGACACGCGCAAGTGGCTCATGGGTGCGCACAACAGGAAGCGCTACGGCGAGACAAAACAGATTGAACTCGGTGGCACCATCTCCATCACTGAGGCGCTGGCGCAGGCTCAAGCTCGGGTGATCGAGGGTGAAGTGATTGACGTAACACCTCGACTGGAGAACCGTGATGAGTGATGGTGGCAAAGGCTCCGCGCCTAGACCGATCCCCGACCCCCAGAAGTTCCGCGACAACTGGGACGCGATCTTTGGAAAGAAGCAGTAATGCAGAAGCCTCGGTACAGCCCAGAAGATGAGCAGATGCTCATGGCGCAGCTTTGGAGTCCGTCTATCAAGGACGACCCCGAGGCGTTTGTTCTGTTTGCGTTCCCTTGGGGGCAGAAGAACACACCACTCGAACACTTCAAAGCCCCTCGTGCGTGGCAGCGTAGGGCGCTGCGCAGGATACGGGACTTCATCAAGGAGAACCGGGGCAAGCTGACCAACGACCAGTTGATCGACGCGCTGCGCAGGGCTGTGTCCTCTGGCCGGGGGGTGGGCAAGTCAGCACTCGTGTCGTGGTTGATCCTGTGGATGCTGTCCACTCGCATCGGGAGCAGCGTCATCGTGTCGGCCAACAGCGAGAACCAGTTGCGTAAGGTGACATGGGGTGAGTTGACCAAGTGGGTCACGATGGCGATCAACGCCCACTGGTGGGAACCCACGGCCACAAGCCTGAACCCGGCCAACTGGTTGACTGAACTGGTCGAGCGTGACCTGCGTAAAGGCACCCGGTACTGGGGTGCCGAGGGTAAGCTGTGGAGCGAGGAGAACCCAGACGCCTACGCCGGTGTGCACAACATGGACGGCATGATGGTAATCTTCGACGAGGCGTCAGGTATCCCGGACAGCATCTGGTCCGTGGCTGCGGGCTTCTTTACCGAGAACATTTTGGACCGGTACTGGCTGGCGTTCAGCAACGGTCGTCGCAACACCGGGTACTTCTACGAGGCTGTGGACGGCAGCAAGCGGGAGTTCTGGGAGAGCGAGAAGATCGACGCCCGCACAGTCGAGGGCACCGACAAGAGCATCTACCAGCAGATCATCAACGAGTACGGCGAGGACTCCGATGAAGCGCGGGTCGAGGTCTATGGTGACTTCCCCAAGTCAGGCCAAGACCAGTTCATCGCACCACACAGCGTGGATGACGCCATGAAGCGACCACAGTACAAAGACATGACTGCACCCATCGTGATCGGCGTTGACCCGGCCCGTGGCGGCATGGACTCCACCGTGATTGCCGTGCGCCGTGGGCGTGACATCGTGGCGATCAAGCGGTTCAAGGGCGACGACACCATGACCACCGTGGGCCACGTCATTGACGCCATCGAGGAGTACCGGCCAGCACTGACTGTGATCGACGAGGGTGGTCTTGGGTACGGCATCCTTGACAGATTGACCGAGCAGAAGTACAAAGTGCGCGGGGTCAACTTCGGCTGGAAGGCCAAGAACCCGACCATGTGGGGCAACAAGCGGGCTGAGATTTGGGGTGCGATGCGCGACTGGCTCAAGACCGCCAGCATTCCGCAAGACAGGCTGCTCAAGAGCGATCTGGTTGGCCCGATGAAGAAGCCCAACTCGGCTGGCACCATCTTTTTGGAAGGCAAGAAGGAAATGAAAGCCCGTGGACTGGCCTCACCTGATGCAGCCGATGCGATTGCTGTAACGTTCGCACATCCCGTGGCACATCGGGAGTACAATGAACGAACAACCACCCGGCGCAACGCTCAAAACGGTGCTGCCACAACTTCATGGATGGGATCGTGATGGCTACCAAGAAAAGCGTGTCTCTGAGTGTCGGTCGTGGCGAGAAGCTGCCCGCATCCAAGGGTGCGGGCTTGACTGAAAAGGGTCGTGCCAAGTACAACCGCGAGACTGGCTCCAATCTCAAGGCTCCTGCGCCCAGCCCCAAGACAAAGGCCGACCAAGGTCGCAAAGACTCGTTCTGCGCCCGCATGGAAGGGGTTGTCAAAAACGCCAAAGGCCCAGCAGAACGGGCCAAGGCATCACTTAAACGATGGAAGTGCTGATCATGGCTACAAAACCCGGACTGTATGCAAACATCAACGCCAAACGCGCCCGCATCGCGGCTGGCTCTGGCGAGAAGATGCGCAAACCCGGCGCTGCTGGTGCACCTACGGCCAAAGACTTTAAAGAGTCGGCCAAGACCGCCAAACCTGCCAAAAAGGCCAAGTGATGCCACTCGTCAAATCACCCTCAAAAGAGGCATTTCGCAAAAATGTGAAGGCCGAAGTATCTGCGGGTAAACCCGTAAAACAAGCAGTTGCGATTGCCTACTCCGTCAAGCGTGAAGCTGCCAAAAAACCAACAATGAAGACCAAAAAATGAGCCTCCAAGCCCTGCAAGACTGCCTGATCGTCCGTCCCGACATGGAAAAACATGAGCTTTTCATCATGTTGCGTGAGAAACAAACCGGCACAGGTGTGGTAATCTCCGCTGGACCTGACGCCAAGGACGTAAAAGTCGGCGACAAGGTGCTATTTGGTGATTCCATCGGTCAAGACCTAAAATACGAGGGTGACAACCTTCTGGTCATGAGGGAATCACACACCCTCGGAGTATTTGACGCATGAAAGACACCACCGGAATCGTAGCCGCAGCGAATGTGGCAAAAAACGGCCCGTATCCGTCAAAAGGCGGTTCCGAGGAAATTTTGGCCGTTGCGCGTTCACGCATGACAATGGCAATGTCGGCGTTTTCCCAGACTCGGGAAGACGAACTCGACGATCTGCGGTTTTACGCAGGTTCCCCAGACAACCAGTGGCAGTGGCCTGCCGATGTGCTCCAAACTCGTGGTGCCGTGCAGGGTCAGACGATCAATGCCCGTCCCTGTCTGACCATTAACAAGCTGCCGCAGCACGTTCATCAAGTGACAAACGAGCAGCGCATGAACCGTCCCGGCATCAAAGTGATCCCGGCTGACGACAAGGCCGATGTTGACGTGGCAGACGTGTTCAACGGCGTGATTCGTCACATCGAGTACATCTCCGATGCTGACGTGGCCTACGACACTGCTTGCGAAAACCAAGTGTCCTACGGTGAAGGCTACATCCGTCTGCTGACGGAGTACTGCGACGAGAAGACATTCGATCAAGACATCAAGATCGGGCGCATTCGCAACAGCTTCAGCGTGTACATGGACCCCATGATCCAAGACCCCACGGGCGCAGATGCCCGCTGGTGCTTTGTCACGGAAGACCTGACCAAAGCTGAGTACGAGCGTCTGTACCCCGATGCCGCGCCGATCAGCACATTGATGAGCCTTGGCGTGGGCGATCAGTCCATCGCCCAGTGGATCGGTGAAAACACCATCCGCATTGCCGAGTACTTCTACATCGAGTATGAGAAGCACACGCTGAACCTGTACCCCGGCAACCAGACTGCGTTCACGGGCACACCCGAGGACAAGACTCTGCGCATGATGTTCGGCAAGCCGATCCGCACACGCGAAGCTGACCGCAAAAAGGTCAAGTGGTGCAAGATCAACGGCTACGACATCCTCGAAGAACGCGAGTGGGCTGGTGCCTACATTCCCGTAGTGCGCGTGGTCGGCAACGAGTTTGAGGTGGACGGCCAGATGTACGTGTCGGGCTTGGTGCGCAACGCCAAGGATGCCCAGCGCATGTACAACTACTGGGTGTCGCAGGAAGCTGAGATGCTGGCGCTGGCCCCCAAAGCACCGTTCATCGGGTACGGCGGTCAGTTTGAAGGCTACGAGCAGCAGTGGAAGACTGCCAACACGAACAACTGGCCCTATCTGGAGGTCAATCCAGACGTTACAGACGGCCAAGGCGCGGTGTTGCCACTACCCCAGCGGGCACAGCCTCCGATGGCCTCCAGCGGCCTGCTGCAAGCCAAGGCGGGTGCTGCCGAGGACATCAAGTCGGCCACCGGCCAGTACAACGCATCGCTGGGCATGACCAGCAACGAGCGTTCTGGCAAAGCCATCTTGGCCCGCCAGCGCGAAGGTGACATTGGCACCTACCACTACGTTGACAACTTGGCCCGTGCGATCCGTCACATTGGCCGTCAACTCGTGGACCTGATCCCCAAGATTTACGACACCGAGCGCATTGCCCGCATCATTGGTGAAGATGGTGAGCCATCGACCGTCAAGATGAACCCGATGCAGGAAGAACCTGTCAAGCGAATCGTGGATCAAGAGGGTGTACTGATCGAAAAAATCTACAACCCTTCTGTTGGCAAGTACGATGTGCGCGTGATCACCGGTCCCGGCTACGCTACCAAGCGCCAAGAGGCTCTGGAGAGCATGGCTCAGTTGCTGCAAGGCAACCCACAGTTGTGGCAAGTTGCTGGCGACCTGTTTGTCAAGAACATGGACTGGCCCGGTGCTCAAGACCTTGCCAAGCGGTTCAAGAAAACCATCGACCCCAAAGTGCTGGCCGACGAAGACGATCCAGCCTTGGCCGCTGCCAACCAGCAGATGGAGGCAATGGCCGCTGAGATGGAGAACATGTTCCAGATGTTGCAAAACGTCAACCAGAGCATGGAAGCCCGCGAGATGCAGATCAAGCAGTTTGAGGCTGACATCAAGGCATATCAGGCCGAAACACAGCGAATCAGCACCGTGCAGGCTGGCATGTCGCCCGAGCAGATTCAGGACATTGTGATGGGCACAATTGCCGCAGCAATGGACACTGGCGATCTTGTTGGTGGTGCACCGCAAATGCCTGAGATGCAGATGCCTGAGATGCAGCAACCTCAAATGGCCCCCGAACAGGGTCAGATGCCACCTGAAGGGATGATGTAATGAGTTGCGCTGATTTCATGGGTGAATTGTTCTTGGCGCGGGATGTGGCCCATTCCGTCCACCTCAACACTCGGTCCTACTCCAAACACAAGGCGCTGGGCCACTTCTACGAAGATGTGCTGGACGCTGCCGACAAGTTTGCCGAAGCGTATCAGGGCCGTCATGGTCTAATCGGCCCCATCTCGTTGAAGTCGGCCCGCAAGGACGGTGCAATCTTGCCGTTCTTGGAAGACTCGCTGGCGTACATCGAGGAAAACCGGTACAAGGTCTGTGGCAAGACCGACACGACATTGCAGAACATCATTGACGAAATCATTGCTGTTTACCTGTCGGCCATTTACAAGTTAAAATTTCTGGCATAAGGAGCCATCATGGAACTTCTCAACCCCCTCGCCAAAGCCAATTTCCCGGCTCAAACTGCTGCTTTTACTGGCACAGCGGCCAACACTTCTGGCTGGCCCGCTGGTCCTGAAGGTGTCATGGTTTGGTCCACAGAACCCTGCTACGTTGAAGTTGGTGAAGGTGCCGTGGCAACGACTGCCAGCACACCAATTCCCGCATTCACACCCATTCCGTTCAAGGTGCCTACTGGTACTAGCGGTCTGTGGCGAGTGAGCGCCATCCAGATTTCCTCTGGTGGCACGGTGTACTGCAAGCCGATGAACACAAAATGAGCTTTCTTGCTGTTCGCAACGCTGTTGGTATTGGGCTGGGCGGCATCATCACGCTGTTTGGCGGTCGCGGTAGCGAACAAGCTCAAAGCAACCTTCTCACCGAGTCCGGCGACAACCTCGTGCAAGAGGACGGCGGCTTGATCCTCTTGGAGTAACACATGCCCGCTGTATCGCTCTCAATTTTTGGCGGCGTTGGTGCTCAGTTTTTTGACAACAACGGCAACCCGCTGTCCGGTGGCAAGATTTACACCTACGAAGCTGGCACAACAACGCCGTTGGCAACGTACACATCAAGCACTGGCGTCACTGCCCACACAAACCCGATTGTGCTGGACTCGGGCGGGCGGGTGCCCGGTGGTGAAATTTGGAACCAGTTGCGCTTGTACAAGTTTGTGCTGAAGACCAGCGCGGACGTGACGATTGCCACGTATGACAACGTGGGCAGCAGTTTCAACGCTACTGCAATCATTGCAAACTTCACTGGCAATGGCAGCACGGTTGCGTTTACGTTGGCAAGCGCACCCGCAAGTGAAAACTCAACCAACGTGTACATCAACGGGGTGTACCAGCAAAAGAACACGTACAGCGTTGCAGGTGCTGTTCTTACATTTTCAGAAGCACCCCCAGTTACTTCCTCAATTGAAGTCAACTACGTTTAAGGAACAATCATGGCAGACACCAAAATCTCGGCACTTCCTGCATCAACAACTCCGCTTGCTGGCACCGAGGTGTTGCCGATTGTTCAAGGTGGTGTGACCAAACAAGTCAGTGTTGCCAATTTGACTGCGGGCCGTGCAATCAGTGCAACTGAGTTGACGCTATCCACAGGCAACCTGATCATCGGTACCGCTGGCAAAGGTATCGACTTCTCTGCTGATCCATCTGCTTCAGGGATGACAAGCGAATTGTTGGACGATTACGAAGAAGGCACATGGACGCCGGGTGTCTCTTTTGGTGGAGCATCAGTTGGAATCACCTATGGAACGGCTCAAGGTTTCTACACACGAGTTGGAAACATTGTTCACGTCACTTGTTATCTGACGCTTACAAGCAAAGGATCGTCTACAGGAGCCGCAAGGGTTACTGGCCTTCCCTTCAACGTCAACGCTGGTGCGGCGGCATACGCTCCACCTGCACTTTGGATCGACGCCATAACCTATACGGGCACGCCGAGTGGGTATGCCAATGCAGGGTCTGGAAACATTGATATGTTTCAAACAACAGAAGCTGGCGCCGTCAGTGCATTGACCAACGCAAACTTCACTGGCTCGTCGAGAATAATGCTCAACGCAACTTATCGGGCTGTGTAAGGAACCATCATGGCACTCACAAAAGTAACCTATTCAATGATTGACGGGGCATACGCCAACGTCAAAGACTATGGCGTAGAAGGCGATGGCATCACCAATGACACCGTTGCCATTCAGCAGGTTTTGCGTGACTTTGCTGGTGTCAATCCTGTGTTTTTCCCGCCCGGTACATACCTTGTTGCTGGCGATGCTGTTTTATCAGGTAACGTGGCAAAAGAGGGAATCCAGATTCCAAGCGATTGCAGCATTATTTTTGCTGATGGTGCTGAACTGCAACTGATTACAACCACCTCGCCTCAGTACAACGTGCTGTGCGTTTACAACGTCAGCAACGTGAAAATATTTGGGGGAAAGTTGATTGGAGACACGGATGATCATCCTCCCGGCGTGCTTGGGTCGAACTTCAACGGCATTGGCCTTCGCATTCAAGGCGCAACCAATGTCTATGTGAACGGCATGAGCGCAGAGAAGATGTACGCTGATGGGTTTGCAATCGTCTACGACGATGTGAACGCTCCGTACCCTGAGTGCGTCAATGTCGTTCTGGAAAACTGCACATCGACATACAACTACCGCAACGGTCTGTCCGTCATCGGCTGTGAGGACGGTGCTGTACTCGGTGGCACTTATGCCTACAACGGACAAGCAACTCAGGCTGGAATTGGAACGGGTATCGACATCGAGTCAAACCCTGTGTCTATGGCGCTTCCAGACCCATCCTACGTCAAAAAATACGCCGTTACGAACGCAAGTATTCACAACAACAGAACCACCGGGCTGCAGGTCTATGGTGCTGGCGTTTTTCCAAATCAAGGCATTATTGAGGACATCCTTCTTCAGGACAACAGAATATGGGCCAACGCATCTGGTGTTGGGCTGTATCAATCCGTGGATGTTGTAATTGCAAATAACGCCATTGATGGTGGCTCTGCCAGCGGCATAAACATCAACTCAAGCAAACAAGTTGTTGTGGATGGAAACGTTATTTCTGATTCTGGTCTTCATGGAATAATTGGTCAGGCAACTGGTGCTGGTTTTGCTCTGGAGAATATTGAGATCGTAGGCAATACCGTCAAAGACAGTGCGCTTTACGGCATTACTATCTCTAGCCTTTCCCGTGGCGCAGTGCAAAACAACATTGTTGTGTCTAGCAGCCAATCAATCGACAACGTCTTCGACAACATTCAGATCGATGACACGGACTACACCACAATTAGTGGCAACACCGTATTCCGAGGTAGTGGGGCAAATCAGGCCAGATACGGCATCAACGTTGTGTCCACATCTGCCGGAAATATGGCCTACGGAAACATGGTGTTTGAAGGCGGCAAGACACGGAACATCATCAACACCGGCGTCAGTAATAAGTTCTTTGACAACAAGGTTTCTCAAAGTTTTACTGTGTCAACATTGTTCGTCAATGTGTATCCGTATGCTTCATCTGGCGGCGCAGCGAATTCAATTTCTGTGACGGTGTACGGAACAGACGGAACGAACGCGTTTCAGGATGAGTTGGTGTTTGGTTCTGGTTCTGGTGATGCCGTGGTGGTTGTTTCAGCAAGCACAATCAAAGGAACACCAGACACAAGAAACTACAGCACTTCAGTGTTTGCAAATTCTTTGGCAATGTATATGACAACGGATACTTACACGGTTATTGTTGAAGCGCGAGAAAGATAATTTCTGAACTTTTGGAGAATCAAATGGCACTCAAAAAATCAATGGTAGTTTCCGGGACAAGTTTTATCAGCGGTTCTGGATTTGTCCTTGAAAAAGGAGAAGTCACAGATACAACGCCACCGCTTTACATCAAAGTGGAGACAGTATCTGGTGACAAATCAAACATTAAAGCATTGGCCACGTTCAGCGATGAATCAACCAATGCTAGGGTAATGCACAAAGAATATGTGTTTGCCCCAAATTTGAACGGAAGAAATTTCATTGCTCAAGCCTATGAGCACCTAAAAACACTGCCAGAATTCGCTGGCGCAATCGATTGTTAAACCAAAGCCCAAGTGGATTCTTGGGTCATATTAGGAGAGCATCATGCTTGAGAAAGTCGTAACTGTTGACCGCATTGAAGTTGTCGAATCTGGTGTTGTGCAAGTTCGCACCAAGACCGCCATCAAAGAAGACGGCGTTGAAATTAGCAGCAAGTTCCACCGCCACGTTGTTGCCCCCGGTGCTAATTACAGCGCCGAAGACGCCCGTGTGCAAGCCATCTGTGCGGCAACGCACACTGCTGACGTTGTGGCCGCTTATCAAGCTGCCCAAGAAGCTGCACAAACGAATGTTGCACAGCCAGAGTAATCTGCTGTAAGATAACCCAACCGTACCGGCGAGGTTCACCGGGGTTCCACTGGAACATTAAATGACTGATGAAGTCCAAGCCTTAGCGGAAGTTGACTCCGCGCAAGCACCCGAGGTGACGGCCACCACGGACAATGCACAAAATGCGCCGGTAGTAGCTGAGAATCAAGACGGTAGCACCCAAGAGGAAAAAAAGTACTCGCAGGCTGAAATCGACGCGATGATCGGCAAGCGCCTTGCAAGAGAACAGCGCAAATGGGAACGTGAGCAGCAGGCAAAGCAGGCACCCGTGCCAGCCGCGCCAACGGAAATTCCGACTGCCGATCAATTTGACAGCCCACAGGCGTATGCGGATTTCATCCGCGCCGAAGCTGAAAAGCTGGTCCAACATCGGGAAATCCAGAAACAACGCGCTGAGATTGAAGAAACCTTCGCAGAGCGTGAGGAGGAGGCCCGGTCCAAATACGACGACTTTGACCAAGTTGCGTATAACCCGAACCTTCGAGTCACCGATGTGATGGCCGAAACCATCAAAGCGTCTGACCTTGGACCTGATCTGGCCTATTGGCTAGGTAGTAACCCCAAGGAAGCTGACCGCATTTCTCGCTTGTCGCCACTGTTGCAAGCGCGTGAAATTGGAAAAGTTGAGGCTAAACTAACTGCCGAGCCTTTCCAAAAGAAAACCTCGTCTGCGCCTGACCCGATTCGTCCGGTGACCGCACGAGCAGTAAACCCCGGTGTCACCGACACCACCGATCCTCGTTCTGTCAAAAGCATGAGCACATCGGACTGGATTGCTGCCGAGCGTCAACGACAACTCGACAAGGCACGGGCACTCCGCAACCGCTAATTTTAGGAAATCATCATGAGTAACAGTCTCTTAACCATTGACATGATCACCCGCAAGTCTCTCGAAATTCTTGAGAACAACTTGGTGATCACCCGCAACGTGAACCGCCAGTACGACGACAGCTTCGC